CCCAATGGAATGGAACTACGAAGGATTTATTGACAGATATGGTATTCCAGTATTTGACACTCCAGACTATGATGCAATCGGACCAGATGGTGAATTAATAGATATTGGAATTATAGAACATTGGCAAAACGAGGTCGATGGTCTTAAAAGTGATCATGATAGTTTAAACGAGTTTTATCGACAATTTCCCAAAACTACAGAACATGCTTTCAGAGATGAAGCAAAAGGTAGTATCTTTAATCTAGTTAAGATATACGAACAAATAGATTACAATGAAGAAATGTCTAGAACGTTAGGAATTTCAACTGGCAATTTCCAATGGGTGAATGGTATAAAAGATACACAAGTGATTTTTTACCCAGATCAGCAAGGTAGATTTAAAATAAGTTGGACACCACCAATTCATTTACAAAATAAAATATATTTAAAAAACGGTATAAAATACCCAAGTAATGAACATATGGGAGCTTTTGGCTGTGATAGTTACGATATATCAGGAACAGTAGATGGGCAAGGGTCTAAAGGAGCTTTGCATGGATTAACAAAATTTTCAATGGAAGATGCTCCAGCAAATAGTTTCTTTTTAGAATATTTATCTAGACCACCTACAGCTGAAATGTTTTTTGAAGATATGTTAATGGCTATTGTTTTTTATGGAATGCCAATATTATGTGAAAATAATAAACCTAGATTACTTTATTATCTTAGAAGAAGAGGTTACAGGGGGTTTAGTATGAATAGACCTGATAAAGTCTGGAACAAATTATCTGTTGCAGAAAAAGAAGTTGGAGGAATACCTAATTCAAGTGAAGATATAAAACAAGCACACGCAGCCGCTATAGAAATGTATATACAAAGTCACGTTGGTATAAAACAAGATGGTACATTTGGAGATTTATATTTCAATAGAACATTAAATGATTGGACTAGATTTGATATAAATAAACGTACAAAGTTTGACGCAACAATTAGTTCAGGTTTAGCGATTATGGCAAATAATAAACACTTATATGCTCCAAATGCAAAAATAGAAAAACCAAAAGTAAATATAAATATTGCGAAATATAACCAAAAAGGCGATATGAGTAGAATAATTAAAAATTAAATATGGCTGAATCAGTTATAAATAGACATTTTCCTAGTCAAGTTGTTAGTGACTTGGAAAAAATGAGTTTTGATTATGGGTTGAAAGTCGCAAAAGCAATTCAGCATGAGTGGTGGGATAGATCTCATGGGGCTGGAAATAGCAGGTTTCATAGTGGTAATACAAGGTTTCATAATTTAAGATTATACTCTAGAGGCGAACAACCAATTCAAAAATATAAGGATGAGTTATCTATTAATGGTGATTTGTCCTATCTTAATTTAGATTGGACACCTGTTCCTATTATTCCTAAGTTTGTAGATATTGTCGTTAACGGTATAGCAGAAAGATTATATGATATAAAAGCATATTCACAAGATCCTTTTGGAGTTAATAAAAGAACTGAATACATGCGAGCTATTGAGAAAGATATGCAGCTCAATGAATTCAATGATTTTGTAAATGAGAATTTTGGAATAGAAACACGTGAGAGTAATTATACCCAAGAATTACCTGGAACAGAAGAAGAACTAGCTTTACATATGCAACTTAATTACAAGCAAAATGTTGAATTAGCAGAAGAGCAAGCAATTAATATGTTGATGCGTGGTAATAATTATGAATTAATTAAAAAGAGATTTTATCAAGATTTAGTTGTATGTGGTATAGGTGCTGTAAAAACAACATTTAATACATCTGAAGGAGTTGTTATAAATTATGTAGATCCAGCTGATTTAGTTTATTCTTATACAGAATCCCCATATTTTGATGATATTTATTATGTTGGTGAAGTAAAATCTATACCAATTAACGAACTAAAAAAACAATTTCCTTATCTTGATCACGGTGAATTAGAGAAAATAGTTAAAAGTAGTACAGGTACTTCTGGTAATTTTCGCGGCAGTACAACACCAGATTCAGATAATAATAAAGTTGATATACTTTATTTTAATTATAAAACCTACATGAATGAGGTTTTTAAAATAAAAGAAACTATTACCGGTGGAGAAAAGGTTATCATGAAAGATGATTCTTTTAATCCTCCAAAAAGCCTAAAAGGAACTTATGAAAAAGTTGCTAAATCTATTGAATGTTTATATGAAGGCGCGTATATATTAGGTACAGATAAATTAATTAAATGGGAGAAGGCAGATAATATGATGCGATCTAAAAGTGATTACACTAAGGTCAAAATGAATTATTCTATATGTGCTCCTAGAATGTATGAAGGCAGAATAGATTCACTAGTTAAAAGAATAACTGGTTTTGCTGACATGATTCAACTTACTCATTTAAAGTTGCAACAGATTTTATCAAGAATGGTTCCAGATGGAATATTTATAGATGTAGATGGATTAGCTGAAGTTGATTTAGGTAATGGAACAAATTACAATCCACAAGAAGCATTAAATATGTTTTTCCAAACTGGTAGTATTGTGGGAAGATCTATGACTCAAGATGGTGATGGTAACGCAGCTAGAATACCTATTCAAGAAATATCAAATGGACAAGGTGTTGGAAGTAAAATGCAAAGTTTAATAGGTGCATATAATTATTACTTACAAATGATAAGAGATGCTACAGGTTTAAATGAAGCGAGAGATGCATCCATGCCAGATCCTAAATCATTAGTTGGTATTCAAAAGATGGCTGCAGCGAATTCTAATACGGCTACAAGGCATATATTAAAAGCTGGCATGTATTTAACTACAGAAACAGCAGAGGCATTATCACTTAGAATATCTGATATTATAGAATATTCACCTACTAAAGAAGCTTTTATACAACAAATAGGAGCGCATAACGTAGCTACATTACAAGAAATGACAGAATTACATCTTTATGATTTTGGTATATTTTTAGAATTAGAACCAGATGAAGAAGAAAAACAAATGTTAGAAAATAACGTAATGGCAGCGCTACAACAACAAAGCATTGAACTTGAAGACGCTATTGATTTAAGAATGATTAAAAATGTTAAATTAGCTAACAAACTTTTAAAAGTACGTAGAATAAAGAAGCGTGAAGAAGATCATGCAAGAAAAGTAGAACTTACAGCCGCACAAGGTAAAGCACAAGCTGATGCTTCAAGAGCTGCTACTCAATCTGAGATTAAAAAGAATAAAGCCATGCTTGAAACACAAATGAAATTAGAAGCTCTTAAAACAGATGGTAAATCTCAAATACTAGCACAAGAAGCTGGTATAAAACAAAAATTAATGGAACAAGAATTCCAATACAATATGCAATTAAAACAAATGGAAGGTTTAATTAGTAAAGAAGGTAACCAAAAATCAGAAGATCGTAAAGATCAAAGAACAAAAATACAAGCTACACAACAAAGTGAACTTTTAGATCAAAAACAAAACGAAAAACCACCTAAAAACTTTGAAACCGCAGGTAATGATACTTTAGGCGGGTTTAATTTAGGGGCATTCGAACCTAGATAAAATTTTTTATTAACTATTATTATATTATATTATGGCAAAAAAGAAAAAAGAAAAAGTAGTTGAAGAAACTACTCAAGAAACAAAAGTTAACGAACCTAAAAGTAAAGAAACCAAAGGGGATGTTACAAAAGTAAAAGCAAAAATGAAAATGAAACCACAAGTTATAGAAGAAACTATAACTAAGGTTGATTTAAATAAGCCACCAAAAACAGAAGAAGATGCCGATCAAAAGCAAGAAGCAACAGAAGTGGTTACAGATGAACAATCCGAAACTGTACAAGAAGTGGTTGAAGAAGTATCATCAGAACAAGACACCGTTCAAGATGAAGACACACCCGTTGTTGAGGAAATAACAGATGAAAAGATAGAAGAAGTAGCAGATAAAGTAGAAGAAGCTATTGAAGTTGCTCAACAAACAGGAACTCCTTTACCAGAAGGGATACAAAAAGTTGTGGATTTTATGGAAGATACTGGTGGAGATCTAGAAGACTATGTTAAACTTAATCAAGATTATAGTAAATTAGATAATCAAGATTTACTATTTGAATACTACAAACAAACAAAACCTCACCTAAGCATTGAAGAGATAAACTTCATTATGGAAGATCAATTCTCATACGATGAAGAAGTGGATGAGGAACGAAGTATAAAAAGAAAAAAATTAGCGTTAAAAGAGCAAGTTGCCAGCGCTAAAAAGCACCTGGATGGCTTAAAGTCCAAATACTACGATAAAATTAAAAGCGGATCGAAGCTGACACAAGAGCAACAAGAAGCTATTAATTTTTATCAGAAATCAATGGAAGAGCAAGAACGTCAAAACACGTTAACACAAGATTTCCAACAAAAAACGAATATATTTTTTGGCGACAAATTCAAAGGTTTTGAATATAATGTCGGAGAAAAGAAATTTAGAATTAACGTAAGCAATGCTAGCAAAGTAAAGGAAACTCAAAGTGACATTTGGAATTTCTGGAGAAAATTTCTCGATGGAGATTCAAACAATGTACAAGATGCAGCGGGTTACCATAAATCTATGTATACAGCGATGAATGCCGACTCTATTGCAAATCATTTTTATGAACAAGGTAGGGCTGATGCTGTTAAAGAAAGTGTAACTCAAGCCAAAAACATTAATATGGCTCCTAGACAAGAATTTGGAGATAATCTAAATCAGAGTGGTATTAAAGTTAGAGTTTTAGAAGATGGTGGTCCTGATTTCAAATTTAGAATTAAACAAAAATAATAATTTAAAAATTTAAAATTATGCCTATTACAGGAGGAGGTAGTTTAAATAGTGTACCTGCACCACAAATGCAAACACTGTCTACAAACTATCTAGATTTTACAAGTGGGGCTGGTAACGATTGGTCCCAACAATACCTGCCTGACTTAATGGAAAAAGAAGCCGAAGTATTTGGTCCTAGGACTATTTCAGGTTTCTTATCTCAAGTCGGAGCAGAAGAGGCAATGTCCTCAGATCAGGTAATCTGGTCAGAACAAGGTAGATTACATCTATCATACACAGGAAAAGTTAGTGCTGATACTGGTGGTACAATAGCTGGTGGTCAAATAACTATTCAAAGTGATATTGATAATACAGGTGGATTTACAGCTA